GACGCCGCTCCAATTTGGCCATGTGCCGGCGCAGGATCCGGTTTTCGCGCGCAACCAGGTCAACCATCGCCGGCCTCCGCTTTACCCATCAATGCGATGATTTCGGGCGGCAGTTCATCGTCCGGAACATCGAGCGCGCCGGTCTCCGTCAGATACGGCGTATCGCTGGCCATGAACCATTGCCCCTGACCGACCAAAGTCTGTGACCAGGTCAAGGCATAGAACACGGTACCCTTCGTGTAGGAGCGCGCCGTAAACAGCGGCTTGAACTCCGGCACGTCATCGATGCCGGGCATCGTGATGTCCTTCAGCCCCCAGGCCGGCGCATCGGGATCGGCAAGCACCGTCAACAGATAACGGCCGATTGCCTGGGCGAGCTCAATCTTGTCGATCGCCCGCTTCGCGACCTTGTCCGCATGATCTTCCGTGACGACGTAGGCAATCCACATCACCCGCAAGGCGTGGGTGCCTTCCGGATTTGAAACCGCCTTCATGGAGTGCCAGCCGATTTCGAGCGCGGGCGTGCGTTTAATGTCTTTTGAAAGCACGTCCTCAAGCGCAAGCTTGCCCGGATGCAGCGACACGGCGCATTGCGGCAACAACGTCTTGAAGGTCGCAACGATTGCCGTTTGCGCCTGATGAACGCGGCTGTCGGCAAGCAGATCGGAAAGGGTCGCCGGTTCCATCATTGCGCCCCGAATTCGGATCCGAAAAACCCGGTCACGAGTTCCCGAATTTCTTCCACGTTTTCGTCCGAGATCCCGACGAAGGGCCGTTCGGGGATCGTGACTTCCTTCACGCGGGCATAACCGCCTGCGTGCGCGAACGAAAGAAAGGGAGCGTTCTTCGCCTTGATCACCGCGCCGAATTGATGAACGTGGGCGAATTCCCAGGACGCGCCCCATTCGGCGACGTCTTCGCCCGACGAAAAGGCGATGGAGTCGAGAAGGTTGGTTCCGGTGTCTTGCAAAATCGAAGTGCCCGCGAGGTTGTCCGGCCACGCGCTGCCGTCCGGTGCGGTCTTTTCGTCGGTGATCCGGCGCCTTGTCTGGCTTTCGCCAAGCGCGGCGATTTCTTCCATAAGCGGCGCGCTTTGGAAGTCGCCCAGGTCTGAGACGAGATCCATTGTCCTTTGAAGGTCGCTTGCGTCGATTTCGAGCCGGACGGACATCAAAGCCCTCCGCTGGAGTCGCGGCCGAACATGCGCGGCGGCGCAACCAGGACCGTGTCGGCGTCCGACCCATCGCCGACTTCAGAACCGGCAGAAGATCCTTCGATCACAAGCGCGGCCTTGCCCCGCGCGATCGCTTCAAGGCGCGCGATCGCCATCTTGTAGCGATCGTTGATTTCATCATTCGATCGGGAGAACGACAAGGCGACGCGGTAAAGCGCGATGTCGATCGTGTAGATCCTGAGCGTAGCTAGACTTTGTGCACTGGCCTGTTCGAGTTCAGCGTCCGAATACCGTTCGGCGAGGATCGTCCGCACTTCGGCCGTCGCGTCGTCGATCGCTGCATTGATCCGTGCGTCGTCACGAATGCCGGTTTCTTCGTCGGCCGCGAGCGTAATCAACTCGGCCGGGTACCGCGTCTCGATATCTTCAAGCGTTGCGAACGGGTTCACGGGTCTGTCCTGTCGTGGTGACTGAAGGTTTCAGGGGAGCGCGTATTACGCCGTAGCAACGCGCTCCCCTTTCTCCACGCCCCGCAAGGGGGCTCTTTATTCCTGCCAGTCGCCTTTGATCGCGCCGAGTTGTTTGAAGGTCGCGAACTCGGCAGCGGTGCAATCGATATCCTCGCCGATGCGATGGAGCTTCTTGTCCCTGCGGATCTGGCCGATCACTTCGAACGACTGCCGTTCCGGTTCGTCGTCTTTTGCCTTTGGCGCCGTTTTCGCCGTCTTGGTTTGCGCGGCCGGCTTTGGTGTTTCATTAGTCCCCGTGGAATTGGACGTCCCAGGCGCGCTGCCGGAAGATTGATCGGTCGTGTTGCCATCATTTGAACCGGCATCACCATTCGATGTGGTGTCCGGTACCGCGGTAGCGGCGTCACTGGCAGATGCCTGATCAGCCACATTTCGACCGTCTGAAGGAACAGCGGTAGCAGTTGGCTTGGTCTCATCGGCCTTCGCCGCATTTGCCGGCTTAGCCGTCTTGGTTGTGCGAGGTTTCCGGGCCATGCGGGCCTCCATCAATTGCGTTTTGAAAAATCAGAAAAAGGTGGCGCGGGCAGGTGCGCGGCCCGCGCCTTCAGAACCTGCCCGGCTGCTAGGCGATCGGGTTCTGAATGAGGTAGGCCACGTCCTTCGCGACCACGAATTCCTTGACCTTCTCGCCGACCCGGTTGCGCCGGCCGCCTTCAAGGCCGATGTCTGGATCCTCGATCGACCCGGAGATCCGCGAGCCGTATTGACCGGTGAGCGCGAACGTGATGCCGCCTTCCGGCCGGGCCATAGAATTGATGTGGGCGGCGACGATGGAATTGCCCCAGGCCCGTTGCAGGTTGACTGCCTGACCCTTGCGGGCCGTGTTTACATAACCTTCGCCGACATACACATTCTGGATTTCCAGAAGCGCGGCCAGTTCTTCCTTCGTGATGATTCCCTTGTTCGTCAGGTTGCCGCGTATGGCGTTGACGAGAACAGGATGTGAGGAGAGCTTTTCCCAGACCGCATACCCCATCACCAGGGAATTCGCTCGGAACACCAAAGTGCCGTTGATCGCCGTCATGAGAACGTCGATCGGATCGGAATTGGCGTAGTCGGAAAATTGATCGCCTCCGGCCAGAATGATTTTGCGGCCGGCATCATAGTTCGCCGGGTTCTGGTAGAGATCCGCGGCCCGTTTTTCCCGATCAAGCAGAATGATGTCGGTCAGCGACATGGCCGAATGCTTTTCCGGATCGTAATTGCCGAGACCGCGCGACCGCATGTTTGCCGCCGTCGTGATGTCGGAATTGGGGATCGGATTGTCGAGGCCGTAATCGTCCGTGTGCTCGGTCTTTTCATCGGCCGAGAATTCGACCTGGTTGGGCTTGCCGGTCCGCCCGACCCGCGTGTCGGGAATCGTGAAATGGTCGGCAAGATTGTACTCAAGATACTTGAACTCCTCCCCACCGACCGGGACCCGCGGGCAGACCATGTCTGCAATGAGAGATACGGCCGGATTGCGGTAGGCGATCGCGATCGCGGTCAAAACCGGATCGACTGGAAAGGGGCGTCTCGGAGCCATGATGGTGTCCTTGGGGTCTGGTTTCGTTGGTTAGGCTGTGCGATCGCAGCGCGGCCTATGCCGGCGTCGCGATCACGCTTGGCGCGTAGATGAAATCGAAGATGTCATCGACCGAGGCGTCGTTCATGGCGATGCCGGCAACGCGGATATTCTGCCCGGCGACCGGCACAGCCTTGATGGCGCGGCCCTGGGCGTCTGAGGTGATCGGGTCGCCCGCGTCGATATCGCCACCGGCGCGCACCTCGATTTCGCCGCCCTGATGCACGTCGCAAAGGCCGGTGTCGTTGGCACCCAGGGAATCGGACGCGCCGATGATGGCATCGGTCGCCGACGCCGCCGCCTTCACCATGGCGGTTCCGGCCGCAAAGGCGACAAGCCGATTGGGTTCGATCGCCGCTGTCACCGGCCGCGAAATGATAAGTCCTTGTCTCATGGGGTCAGGTCCGTTTTGAGGGTATGAAAGTCAGTCGCGGCCGGCCGTTTCCGGTCAGGCCGATTTCTTTTTCTGGACGTGCGCAACCGCGTCGGCCGTCGAAACCATGATCCCGGCCTTTTCCTGTTCGGCCTGATAGGTCGCGGCAAGCGCGGCAAGCTCCTGAGGATCCACCTCGCCATCGCTGTCGGGAACGTCGCGTTCATCCAGGCCGGACGCCTTCAGTTGCGCCGGCATGGCATCAAGCAGTTTGGAAACCTGCTCAAGTCCGTCATCAGTGGCGCAAAGTGCTTCGTATTGGTCCCGCTGTGCCGGAACGATCTTTTTGGCCTTCAAGGCATCTTCAAGGATGCCATCGACCTTTTCCTTGCGGCGATCAGCCTTCAGGGCGGCAAGCTCGTCCGACGTGGTCTTGAGTTGCGCCAGGGTTTCATCGCCGACCGCGTCCGGCTTCTTTTCCGCGTCAGCCTTCAGGCTGGCGATTGCGTCCAGGCAAGCCTGATCGTCGGCGTCTTCGGCAAGGCCGAGCGCGGTTGCAAGTTTCGACATGTCGGGGATCTCCGTTGAAAGGTTTGTTGAAGCGATGGCCGGCATGGACAAGGCCGGCGCCGAAACGAGCGCAACCGAATGCACCCAGGTTGCGCGGCCGGAATCGTCGTGCCGAAAGGTCGGGGAAATGTAGCGGTGCGTGCGCGCCTTCAGCGTCGCCTTGCCTTCGTCGAGCCATTCGACCGTGCCGAAAAGACCATCCGCGCGCGCCGTGAGTTTTTTGATCCAGCCAATCGCGCCGCCTTCACCGGCTTCAAGTGTCGTGTGTCCCTTGTCGATAGGGATCTCGATGCCATCCTGTTCGAAGCGAGCAACAAGCGCGGCCGGATCAAAATTAAACTCGCGAGCGTCGCGTGTGGTGACCTGACCAGCCGGCGCGATCTGGATTTCTTCGGGCAAGTTGTCGTCAATGCCGGCACTCAAGGTGACCAGAATGGATCCGGATGCGATGTCGGCGGCGGGTCGCGCAGCGTGTTTTTGGACGGGCTTTGTCATGCCCGGACTATAGGAGTGGACAACAGGTCCGGACGGGTGACAGTTGGCAGTAATTGGCCAAAGAGACCTGCCGGATGAATACGCGACCGGGAAACCGATCTAAAACTCGCCGTTAAAAGGGTTTTGAAACGGTTTAAGCCCTATTGCGGCTTTTGCGAGTGTATCGGGGCGCGAAATCCGCCCGCGTGTCTGTGCGGGCAAATTTGACGATCCGGAGTTCGGCGTTTGAAGTTCAGTCCGGATTTGCTATATTGAGGGCATCGGGCGGCGCAAATTTTCGAGCTGCCGGGCAACAGCGCCCGCGAAGGGGTGACGACCTTCCCGCCCGATCTCATCTTATCATTTGTCGTCCTCCGGACAATCTGCGTCACGCATCCAGCCATCGATCTGTTCGACCATGTGTTTGATGCCGATTTCGGCGTAAAGTTTGCGGGCCTTGCGCCAACATTCACAGGCTTTGTCGAGATCGCCGCGGGTTCGATGGATGAGGCCGAGATTGCCGTAGTCACTTGCCATCCCCTCCTTGCGGCCGAGCTCCTGTTCTATCT